GAAGTTTATTCCGTCTGAAAACCTTGTCGTGCCTTACGACACCAGTGATTTACAAACGGCTGTAAGGATCACCAACATTGTCTCAATGGCAATGAACGATGTGGTTAAGATGCAAAAAAGTGGGTTTTACCGCGATGTGCCATTGGAATCAATGGGCGTGCAGTATGACAACGAAGACATTCAAAGCGAAATCGACAAGCTTCAAGGCGTTTCCCCGTCTTACGATTCGAGCGCCGATTGTGAATTGTATGAGATTCACACCGACTTGGATCTATCGGGTTTTGAGGATGTCGATGAGATGGGTGAGCCAACAGGGATTAAGTTGCCCTACATCATTACGTTGTCTAAACGAAACAATGTCGTCCTTTCGGTTCGTCGCAACTGGAATGAAACCGATCCGCTTCGCAAAAAGATACAATACTTTGTCCATTACAAGTTCCTCCCCGGACTTGGCTTTTATGGTTTTGGCTTGACGCACATGATTGGGGGGCTTTCACGGGCTTCCACTTCTATTTTGCGTCAGCTGATCGACGCAGGCACGCTCGCCAACTTGCCAGCCGGGTTTAAAGCGCGAGGTATTCGCATCCGGAACGACGATCAGCCCTTACAACCGGGTGAGTTTCGTGACATGGATGCCCCAGGGGGCAGTCTTCGAGACTCTTTTGTACCATTGCCGTTTAAGGAGCCGTCGCAAACACTGCTTGCTTTGATGGGATTGATGGTCGATGCGGGCAAACGATTTGCCTCCATTGCCGATATTCAAGTGGGCGATTCCAACCAAGAGATGCCAGTGGGCACCACGGTTGCATTGTTGGAGCGTGGCACCAAGGTGATGTCGGCGATTCACAAGCGTTTGCACTATGCGCAAAAAATAGAATTTAATTTATTGGCAAAAATATTTGCTCAGTTCTTGCCTCCTTCTTATCCATACATGACCAAAAATGGTGATCAGAACATCAAACAGGCCGACTTTGATGACCGAGTAGACATCATTCCGGTATCGGATCCAAACATCTTCTCGATGAGTCAACGGGTCATGATGGCGCAACAAATGTTGCAAATGGCACAATCCAACCCTGAGATTCATGGACAACAAGGCATATACGAGGCGTATCGCAGAATGTATCAAGCGCTCAATGTGCAGAACATTGAGGCGTTATTGCCTCCTCCACCACAGCCCGAACCGGTGGATCCTGCTCGTGAGAACGCAGGTTTGTTGATGGGACAACCGGCAAAAGCATTCCCTGGTCAAGACCACGATGCACACATTGCTTCACACATGAGTCTTTACCAAACCGCCATTGTGCAACAGAATCCACAAGCATTGGCGGCCATTCAAGCGCATGTGTATGATCACATTGCACTCAAAGCAGAGGAAATCGTACAACAACAAATGGCACAAGATCCACAAATGATGCAGATGCAACAGCAAATGATGCAAATGCCACCGGAACAACAACAACAGATGCAACAGCAAATGATGATGCAGCAACAATCTCAAACGGCACAAGTGATTGCGGAGTTGACTCAACAAATCAATCAACAGTTTGCGCCGCCTCCGCCTCAAGAAGATCCGTTGGTGGAGCTCAGACGCCAAGAACTCGACATCAAAGCCGGTGATTTACAGCGAAAACAACAAGAGTTTGGAGAAAAACAAGATTTGGATATAATGAAATTAAGTCAACAAGATGATTTAGCGAGAGAACGCATTGAGACAAGCGAAGACATTGCCGTGATGAAAAACGAAGTGGCAAAGGATCGATTGGAACAAGCAGAGCGTTTTAAAGCAGCAGATTTACAACAGGAGAGAGATCAATGAGTTCAGTAATGAAGGCGATGCAAGCCGCACACAAAGAACAAATGAAAGAAGAAGTGGCTATGCAAGAAGAAAAACTAGCCGAATACATGGCAGAAAGAGCTTGGCGTGGAGATCCCAAAAGAAAAGAACAAGTTTTGGGTGAACCGGAAAAAGTAGAAGAAAAGCCAAAGACCGAAGCCAAAAAGAAAGCAGCACCCAAGAAAAAACCAGCGGCTAAAAAGAAAGCAGCACCTAAGAAGAAAGCAGCTAAGAAAAAAAGTGCCGCTAAAAAAGGGTAGCGCAAAGAAAACAGTTTCTGCTAACATAAAGAAACTGAGGAAAGAGGGCTACAAGAAGAAACAATCAATTGCCATTGCTTTAAGCAAGGCAGGAAAGTCTAAAAAGAAGAGGAAGACCAATGCAAAGACCAAGAAAGTTCAGAGGCGCAATGCCAAAAGACCCAGTCGCCGCAAGTAAATCAATGAAGATTAAAGATCAAGGGACTGTGCCAATGGCGCAACCCAAGAAGGTAGCCAACGGCGGACCACCCAAGCCAGGTGCCGATGCAGGCAAAGCCAGAGGCGGCGGTGCAGCGATTCGAGGCACTAATTTCGCAGGGAGATTCTAATGCCTGGAACTAAAATGCCTAAATCGCCCATGCTCATGATGCATAACGACATGCCTGTCATGCGATTTGCTGAAGGCGATGCAGTGGTTTCTGAAGAAGAAAAGAAACGATTCAGAGACTTTCAGCCTGAAGGCATGCTTAAAGGCACTATTTTTGATTTTATTCCCGATCCTTTTCAAACAACGGCTTATCTTGAAGATCGTTTGAGCGGTGAACAAGAACCGGCGCCAGCCGATGACAGTTTTGATATGCTCAAAATGTTTATGGAGCTGACACCCGAAGAGAAGATGATGGTGGCAGGGCCTGGATTTAACGAAATGACAGAAGATGAAGTAGCAATGGCTATGTACAATTTTATTTCTGAAGGCAGATCTTTAACAGGTGGCCGAGAAGTCGATTACATGGATCCCGACAAACAAGGATTAGCTAACGGCGGGATTGTTTCGCTGATGGGGGGCTAATATGTCACCAATGAGTCCATACGGAAGTTCCTTTAGAAGACCCCCAATGAACCCATTTGGTTCCATGATGGGTTTTGGTATGGGACCCAATTTATTCTCAGGCGGAATGCCTTTTTACAATCCTTTTCCCAGAATGCCAATGTTTGGCGGAGGATTGGGCGGATTCGGTGGATTGGGCGGATTCGGCGGTTACGGTGGTGGAATGGGCGGAGGTTTTAATCCGTTTATGATGTCACCCCCTCCAATGCAAAGATTTCCTCGTTATGATTCTTTGATTCCTATGCAAAGCCAAATGCCATCTCAGTCATTGCAAGACTTGCCGTATCAACCTAAACGACCTGAAATGACTTCGATTGAACAAAGCCCACCTAGTGTTGGGCAGATGACAGTGGATCCAAGACGAGATCCTATTCCTGATCCAATAACAGGAGACAGATATTCTAATAAACTTCCGCAGATGGATCCAAATACGCCGATGCCTAGTATTGATGAGTTAAGAAATTTTGATGTAGATAATACTCCAACGCCTATTCCAATAGAAGAGTTTAATCAGAATTTTAGGAACATAATGCAGACGGATCCAATGTCGATTCAGTCTAAAGAAGATTTGGATAGGTTGAACACTGGACCATTATTTGCTAACCAAAGAGCAAATATATTTGAAAAGTATTCTCAAAACCCTCTTACTCAAGCTTGGGAAGCCAGCCAAGCTTCACAAGATTTTAAGAAAGATCCTGCGCCTTCTGTAAGAGAGTTTATTGAAGAAGAAAGGCCTACTCCTTCTTTTACACCATTTGACCCAAGCGGATTACAATCAAGAATTGGTGACTTGGAAGGCAGACAAATGTTTGATCCATCTGGATTAAAGTCAAGAATTGATGCACTAGAAAACAGACAAATGCCAGCATTTACACCTACACCGTTTGATCCAAG